GTGTATCACCTTTAGAAACTGTATAACTTCCGCCGCCGGGCAGTGTTATTTTTTGACCTGGGTATATTTTATCGGGATTTTCAATGCCGCTTAGTTTTGCTAGTGTAGCATAAGTTACACGTTCGTCGAGTTCTTGTTCACTTTCAATAGTGATATCTTCCCAGGTTCTAGCATCTTTTGCAGCACTGCGCCCTGCTTCTTGTCTTTTAATATCTGCCCAACGCTTTTCGTCTGCTGCAATCATATCATCAATATCAGTAATAGCAAAATCTGTAGCAGTATACTTGTCAGGTGTTACATCTTTTATGCCTGCCTTTGCCATTACATATGAAATTAAATCATCGTCATCTTGTATACCCATTTTTGCAAGTTTATCAGCACCTTTTTCAGTACTAGCCATTTTATTTGCCGCGGCATAAAAATCATCTAAGTTAATACCTGCAGCTTTAATAGCATCTAAATTCTTTTGATAGGCTGCATCATATTCTGCTTTTGTAGCATATCCTGCTGCTTTACTTGCTGCTCTTTGCTGTTTAGCAAAGTCTCTGATTTCCTGATCAAGTTCTGCCTTTGTTTTTGGCAGTCTACCCAGTGCTTTCAATCCAACATTACGATCTGCTTGTGCTTGTGCTCGCATTGCATCACGTTCTGCTTGTGCCTGTGCTCGCATTGCATCACGTTCTGCTTGTGAAATTTCGTTTAGTGCATTAATAGCGCGGTACAGATCCTTCATTAGTCTTCCTTACCAGCAAACTCATATTTGCGTGTTTCAAGACTCTTAAGCATGTTTTCATTGTACTCATCACCAAATGTTGGATCCTGCTTTTCTTCTTTATAGTCACTACCTAACAGTGTCTCGTATTCTTCACCTTCTTCTTTAAGTGCTTCTTCACGAGCAATTTCTTCTGGGTTATCCTGGTTAATAATAACTAGATGACTAGCAGGTACACCAACAACCTGACTAATGTATTCATATAGTTGATGTGCAGTTACAGGATACTGTAGTTCTGTGTCCATAATAAACACTTCTGCATTGTTGAGTGTTTGAAAGTCCATAGGATGCTCCTGAATTGGAGTTTTCTTAGGCTTGCTTATGCTCTTCATATCATATTTTTGTAGAGCAGTTTCCAGTGCGTCCATTGTCTCGTCGTCACATTTCTCAGCCATTTTAATACGAAACTTATATGTTTGTTCACTTTCTACAAGATAACTTCTAAAACTTTTCATTGGTGTATTCCTTGTTATAATAGTGTATTTATTACTTTTGTTCAGTATTTCTACCTAAAATTTCCATTAGAAGTTGATTACGATCAACTGTCTGTCCATCGCCATCTTCTGTATCTTCGCCTCTAGCTGCTGCTTCTCGTGCAAGACGTGCATCCAGTGTTGCTTTTTTCAGTTGTAGATCAACCATACGCAGTTTTTTATTAATTTTAGCACTCTTTGCACTCAGTGCAGTATCCAGCATACGACTTGCATTACTAAAGATTTCGCCACTAAAACGTGCTTCTACATTCATTCCCAAATCCATTAGATCTTTGAATGTATCCTGTGCAAGTTGTGCAATGTCATCCATTTCTTTATCACTGGTATCCAGTTCACGGACACTGGGCAGTGCAGCATCAATTTTATCTACGTTAGTCAATGCTGTTTGTAGTTGTGGAATATCATCTGCTGTAACACTCTCTACAACTCTAGTATTTTCTTCTTCAGTCAAATCCTGTTCATTTGCTGGAGCAATATCAAATAATTCTTCTAGTTTACGGGTCATAGTAATAGTTATCCTTAGCGTTTACCGTTGTGAAAAATATCATCTTCAGTTACAACTCTGAAGCGTAGTCCTTTATGTTTTGCCCATTTTGCTGCCGCTTCCCATTTTGCATGGTTAATAGCAATAGCAAGTTTTTCTTTTTCACGAGTACGTTCAGTAAGCACAGTCTGTGCTTTGGGTTTTATTTCAATAAGTTCTGCGTGTTTATTGCCACGTTTGTCCTGATATACTACTATAAAGTCTGGCACATAAACTGTGCCTTTGCCTGTAAGAGGATTGCGATAGGGTATTTGTATTGCTTCACTTGCCCAACTTATAACACTAGGATTGTTATCACAGAACCGCATAAATGCATGTTCCCATGCACTACGATATCTTGGTGATTTGTTACCAGTGTATTTTGCTGAATTTTTAACTTCATAAACGCCGTTAGCGTATTTGTTGCGACTAAACATTTACGCCTCCACTTGGCGTGCTATGTTCTCATTGGGTAATATGTTTACTTCGTAACCTAACAGACTTCTACTGTTGCGACTTAAATTAAGAAATGTTGGGATAGCACTCTTAAGATCGCCTGTTTGTTCAAATTCTTTCAGTATATCAACAATGTACACATTAAGTTCATTTGCAGCTTGTACTACTGCTGCAGTTAGGGCCGCGGCAGCTTCCTCATTACTAGTACGATTAACAAAGAACGCCTTTGCTGCTTCATATTCTTGATCAGTCATTTTAATAGGGTTTGTAAAATAGTTTACAAAATAATCCTGTACTCGTTGATCAAAACTGTCTGCAGGATTTACTAGAGGTAAATTTGTTTCTTGAGCCATTATTAGATCCTGTCTTGTATATCTTTTCTACTGTTTACTAAATTTGCTTTCTTTTTAATATTTTTGACATCGCTTATAGCAGGTGCAGTACTAATTGTTCCCCCACCAGATGGTGCTCTATAGGCATATCCTACATCAACTTGTGTAGTTACAGGTGTAGTGTTTACAGTTTGTACATTTTTACCTTGACTACTTATAATATTATTAAGTGTGCCGGTTACATTTTTAATAATACCATCAGTAAAACTACCAACAATACTGCCTGCTTCTCTTTCAACAAGGCCAGTGACTGGTACAAGAATATTACTAGTTGGTTTTTTACCAGTAAGCAAATTATTTGCAAAAATTCCTATTGTATCAGTAATGATATTTCCGGTGTTTAGTCTCTGTTCATTATATATTATTTCTGCATCTTTAATAACACCAATAACATTTCCCTGGAAAAGATCGGTTGTGCGTTGTCCTGATACACTCTTTGTTTCACCATTGATAAATGCTTCCTGTGTAGGATCGCCATCATACAAATCACTTACCTCTACATCATAGTGTAGTTCACCAAATCCTCTTGGTGTAATATCATTTACATATCCAGTTGCATACTTTACAGTTTCATATGCAAGTTGCATTGTGTGTTCCATAAGGTCGCCTGTAGCATATGAATGACTATCATGATTAAATGCAGTAATAATTGGGTTTATTAGAGTGTATTCAGCAAACTTGTGATTGTGCATGCTATAAATCTTAATTGCTTTAAAGAAACGTTTGTTGCCTCTCTGTAAACCCCACTGTTGCTGTACACGATTACTGTATTTGTCATAGGCAGTATAACTATTGCTGTCCAAACTGTATGTTGGATCAGCATTATAAAAAATATAATACTTGTGCCACATGTTACGAATAAGTTCCTTAACATCATCATGGAAACGAACTGTAATTGGATTGTAGCTCATACTGTGATGACTTTGAACTTTTCTATTGTACTGATTATGTGTTACCACATCAATATTATAACTGGGCAGATCTATGCTTTTTACAAGTATTGGTAATTCTAATTGTTCTACTGTGTTAAAAAGTGTTGATGCATCCGCAGTGAATTCGAACACAACATGGAAAAGATGTCTGTGTCTTGGCTGTAATTCAAAATTGTTGTCAACAAAAGTGCGTGACGCATGTTTATAGTCACGCACTGTTTCGCCTGTTGTTAAAGGTGATAGTGAATTATTCACACTAGCCATTGGAATAAACTCCTATTAGCCAGTAACTGTTTGACCTAGTGTTCTCGCTACACTTGCACCAATGCCTTCACCTAGTGGTGTTTGTACAGCATTATCAAATCTAATACTCATTGACACAGTTGCAGCTTCTGCAGTTGCATAGTTAAGATCGCCATAGTTAACATTCTGTAGGAAGCAACCATACAATTCCCAAGTTTCAAGTACACTAGGTGCATTTGCACCGTTACCACCGTCTAGAATTTCAAAACGTGTAATAAATTTATAGTCAATGCCTGAACTTGCACTACTTTGTTCCATAAAGTCGAACTGCTTCTGGACTTGCTCTCCAACCAACTTTGTAACACCGCCATTTACATCGTCACGTAGATTTACTGTAACATTTTCCCAAGTATGCTTGCCTACCAAGTATATTTTACTGTTATATACTGGAACTTCCATTTCGTCAAATGAGACACTTGGACGAGTAATATCAATTACCTGCTTAGTAAGTTCTGTGCGTGGAGTACTAACACCGAAGTTCTCAAATGACGCACGGAAGCGATATTTAAGTTTTGGCATAAGCAAGCCTTGGCTTGCTGCACTCTGATCACCATCTACTGGGACTGTGAATTTTGTTAATGATGAAACTGACATGTCGTTTCGCTCCTATATAATTATAAAAGTATTTATCTTATTTTGATCATAAAAAAAGAGGGGCAATTCTGCCCCCCTTTTTCCCTTTTTTTACTTAAACTGTGCTTGCTGCTGCTACGTTTCCGCTTGCAATTTCACCTGTGTTCTTAAGGCGGATTGGAATAAAGATAAATTCCGCAGCCTTTGTAGGTTCAATAGCAATGTCAACATATAGTTCGTTACGATCAATTCTATCTGCAGTGTTGTTTGTTTCATCACACACTACCAAGTAATCATATACACCACGCTTTGCAACTAAATCGTTTAGAGTCTGTTCAACCTGTTGTTTGATTTCATCTCTTGTGATCTTATCATTTGGTTCAAACACAAAGCCTGTAGCAATTGTTTGCATTTGACGTCTTAGATAACCAGTTAATCGTGCTACGTTTATACGATCCAATGCACTTGTTGTTCCTGCACGAGTCTTATTACCATAGTTAAGAATACCGCTTCCGTTAAAGAATGCAATTGGATTAACTCTATTTGTATAAAGTGTATCTCTTACACTCTCACGAATGTTATCATTTACAAATGCTCCTGTTATACTGTTAATATAACCAATACTTGCAACGTTATCTACAAGTCCACGACGTGTACCCGCTGGTGCAAACCATGGGAAACTAATATCATCGCTTCTTGCTATTGTGCGTAGTATTGCATGACTTGGTGGAACAACAATTGTATTACCACTCAAATCATTTGTTGTTGCACTTGGATAGAATACACCCAAATATGCATCGCTGGTTACTAGTCCATCTTCACCATTATCCGTTGCTGCTGCAGTGTTGGTTGCCCAGTTCTCAATAGCAGTGCTTGTTGCTGCTAGTCTCATTGGACTGTCGCCTACTACAAACGCTGTTTGGCGCCTGTCGTTGTTCAGACTTACCATGTTGCTGATTAGCTCTGGATAACCTGGTTCTGCAATAATATTAAATGTTCTTGCATCTTCACGAAGTTCCGCACTAGCATCCAATGCACTCTTCATTGCATTAACAACAATAGTTCTTACCGCTTTGCGTCCAAATGTAGTACCACTTTGTGTGACCCATGCATCCTTTTCTGTAGGAAGTGTTGGATATGTACTAGTGTCACTAAAGTTTGTTCTGCTAAAGTAATCACTTCTGAACTGTTTTACACCATATGTACTACGGCGTGTGTTAAACAACAACATACCACGTGGGTAAATTGTTGGATCTGGACGGTCAATATCTAGTGTATCACTGCTTAATAGACTTGCTGTTGTTGGAATAGTTCCAGTAACAACATCTGTTGTAGTATCACCAATAAAACGAGCATCACCAAAAATAATACCATTTTCTGTTGTGTTGTCTGTCTTGTCAATTGCTACCCAACGTGCTTCGCCATCTACAGTCTGACGTCTATATAGGGCTGGATAGTTTTCCAAATCACTTGTATCGATCCACAAATCACCGTTAACTAGTGCTGTATCATCACTCTGTAGTGTTGGCTCAGTAGTGCTAAAAATAACACCACCTGGACTTGTATCACCAAGAGCATAACCGCGTGTATCTGTAATGTTTTGATACCCTCTCCAAGTTGTACCATCATGCACTAGGATGTCTGCTTC